AAATGATAAACATACTGCGTCAGATACTGTACCCGGAATATAACTATATGGTTCTCCCATATAAAAAGCAGGAGCTGCATCTTCTATAATTTTAATATTAGGATCAATAATAGTTTTTATTTTAGGAACATTAACAACAGATCCAAAATTATGAACTACTATTATAGCTTTTGTTTCTTTAGGAATATTATGTAATTTTTCTAAATCTATATTACCTGTATCATCAATATCCATAAAGTGAAGTTGACGATTCATAAAACGAGCAGCATTTGCAAATGCTCGCCACCCATATGCAGGTACTACAATTAAATCTCCAGGTTTAGTTAATATATGAATTGCAATTTGAAGAGCATCAGTACAACAATCAGTAAATGTCCAATATGGAATCCCTGATAAACTAGCACATTTATCATGTAACTTTTGTTGTACTTCTGATAAATCTCTACCATCTTCTGATTGATAAGGACTATTCATAGCATCAGAAATTGCTCTTAAGTAGTCAACTTTATGAGCTTTTAATCTTCTAGAGTGAGGGATGAAAGCTATAGATTTAGGCATTTATACCGTTTATATTTTTAATCCAATCAATGATAGTTTCATCACTGTATTTACCTATTTTATGTCTTTTATATACATTATGTTTAAGTACTAAATATAAAGGAAAGGAGGGTGTGTCTCGAAGATGGGATAGCCTAGAATCAGTTTCATCAGCTTGTTCTATATCTAGATCTGGAAGAGAGTTTTTAATTGCTTCAATCTGTTTTTTGATATATAATAAATTATCAGAATGTGCAAGAGTAAATCCAATTACTTTATGTATCATTTTTGAGTTATTTCCTCTCTAACTCCATCTATTTGAGTTTGTAATAATTGTAATTTTTCTGAAAGATCATGAAGTTCTTGTGATATGTATCGTATATCTCCACCAAGATCATTTGCAAGTTCTCGCAAAGATGCATGTACTTCTTTTACTTCCTGTCTTACATATTTTTCTGTTGCATACATAATTATACTATACTAAAAACTCAATTAAATGTCAATAAAAAACTAGCAGCAACTTAAAAAAGAAGTTGCATTAAAAAATAAAAAAGGATATAATATAATGAATCGACCAAGATTATCATTTGTAAAAGAATATTTTATTGGGATACAAAATAATTTAAGTGAGCCTATTAAAATTATGGAGGAATATGAAGATATCAAAGAAACACAAGGTGAATTTTTAGCAGGACGTTTTTTAATTGAAGTATATATCGAAACTCAACAAAATATTCAGGAGATGTTAGATGCCAAAGAAAAAGCAAGAATCTAAATTTGGGGCAGGATATTCTGCGTGGACTAAAAAGAAACTTATAAAAGAAGCGACAAATGTTGCACGTTGGGATCCATGGATAGCTCATAATTGGATGACAGAAGCTGCTAGAGGACTTTCAATAGAAGATTTTGATTTAGTAGAATTTCATGATGTAGCTGCTGATAAAATTAATAATTATTGGATTAATCTAAGAAAGATGCGCTACTATAATTCTAAAGTTTTTTGGAAAAGCATGCCTCCTAAATTGATTACAAAAATTATATCAGATGATGATTACGACATTATTTAAAATGAAAAAGAGTAATTACATTAATTTTCAACTTGCCAGATGTGTAAATCTGTGCTAATATTTAGGTACTAAAACATGCGTTTTAAAATGACTTCAAAAAATCCATTTCGTAATTTTGTAAAAAATCTTCGAAGAATTACTATCTCTGATCTTACTGATGAAGAGAAAAAAATTCTATATAATGATTTATGGTTTGAACTTTCTCCAAAACTTTTAGAAAATGAAAAATATTTAAATTATTCTCCAGCTTTTTCCTCTCGTTGTGAACATTGGAATTATCTTGAAAATAATATTAAATCTATTAAACCTATTACAAATATAAAAAATCCTTATTTACAACTTAAATATGAGTTTTTAGAAGCTATTAATATTAACTCTTATTCAGATTGTGTCAGAAGTATATCTAAATCTTTAATGTGGTTTTATAATAATCCATATAAAGAAGATTGGGTTACTTAGTGATATAGAAAGGTAATATAATGAAATCTAAAAAAGCTCAAAAATTAATTTATAAAATTATTTCATCTATGCCAATAGATGTGTTAGACGATGAAGAATGTACTATTTGGGAACAACCTAATTATGAATTATTTGTACCTAGACCTGAAGGAGATTTTGAAGGATCTAGAGAAATTGGAGCAGCAAATATAGTTACTGCTTTTAATTTATTACATCAGAAAATGTTAATTGAAGAATTAACTAAAGAAGATGGATTTAGTGAGTGTCTTGAAGAAGCAATGGAAGTATTTAAAAATGCAATGGAAGGTTTAGAAAAAGTTAATTTAATTCGTAAACGTCCAGAACATAAAAGAAAATTATTTAAAGTTGTTGGAGGAACAAGTGTCCACTAATCAAGAATTAAAAAATGAGCTTGAAAAAGTTGTAGATTTACTTATTGAAATTGAATCTGCAAGAGAAGCAATATCTTCTCGTTTAAAAGATATTAAAGCTGAATATGGAATTGAAATTCCTATTGCACGTCGTGTTGCTAATGTTATGAGAAAAAATTCTCGTTCTGAAGAAGAACAGAAATGGGAAGAATTTAATGAGATACTTAATTCCGTTCTTTAATATGTATAATATATTTCTTTTCTTTTTAACATTACTAGTAATTTGTACAACAATTGCAATGTGGCCTTATGTTTTAGATGCTATGCTCATAATGTATCTTGATGGAGTAAGTCCTTTTTGTGTGCCAGGAAAATTTTAAATGAAAAATATTATTATAATTAAATATGTTGTATAATGTAATAATTGGTCAACTGTTAATAACCACCAATAGGTATTTGATTGTTGATCAATCTCTAATACATCAATTATTTTAGCTTTAGTAAAGTCTATCTGCCAGTGGCATCCCCAATCAAATATTCCTGCTATAATAGCAGGAATAATGCCAATTGGTAGTAGTACTAATATTGTACCTATACCGTGTCCAATATAATGTAAGTGTGGACGCATTCGCCAGTAATATTTTTTACCTAACCATCCTAGACATTTTTGTATTCCTATATCAACAAGGGCATGCTTAACTAATAAAAAGAAGAAGTAAATTATTTCCATAACTCTAGCTGTTCAAATAACATTTCTGCTGCTTTTAAATGTGAAGCTGGTCCTGCGTGAGCATTATCATTTGCAAAATCTTTATGTTTTTCTAAGTCAAAATGAATTGGAATATGGTTATCAGTTAATTCACATAAGTTAGGATATAAATGTGGAAAACATGCTAAATGTATATGTTTAATATTATATCTTTCACATAATAATATTTGCTTCGAAACTGCCCCTTCCCATAATTCTTGCGCTATTTGTTCATCAGAATAATATAACATTCCAGCTGCATGCCATGCAGCTTGATGTTGTTTTTCATGTTTTCTTTTATTACCTAATATTTGTTCTGATAAAATCCAGTTTCTATAATATTTTTTATTTTTTAGTATATGATTTGCTACAATAAAACCTTGCCAATGATTTTGTCTAAAATCCCAAACTTTCCATCGATATTCATTGGTATGTCCAATAACAATTAAATCAGGTTTTAACTTGACAGCTTTCTCAACTTGATTTAAAATAAGATATTCTGAAGCACCGCTTTGAGCAAAGCATTTATAATCAGAATTTAATTTATGAGCCAATAAAGAAGAGTATGTTTGATCTTGACTATCAAGTCCTTCTCCCATAGTATAGCTATCTCCACAGGCAATTATTAACATGGAGAATATTTTTGTTGTTGGTAATTCATGGTCTATTCCAAGTTTAGAAGCACCTAAACCTGCTTTTGATTTATTAGGATTAACTAATAGATGGGAAGAAGCAGGAATTACATTAGATGCTCAAGCTGAGTATATCATATATAATAAACTTGTCAAGGGTTTTAAGGTAATTTGGTTAATTGGACATCATCATCGTGCTGATCCACGCGGAACTGGAGAATATATTTTACCATATAGTTGGGGAGATAATGATATATGGGGTAAGATGACCAGAGATATTTGGTTTAAAAAATTTACAAAAATGCCTTGGTATTGGAGAACCAATGCGCTATTTGTTAAAGCAGCAATAGAAGAATTTAATGTAGATAATTTATTATTAGTTCCAATTTATAGACCAAATATTTTAGAACATGATTTTTTAAAAGATAATACTTGTATTTGGTGGGAGTATATGAGAGATTTAGCCAAAACATATTCAGATGGACGAGGACATATAAATCAAAATGGACATGTAGCATTTGCTATTAAATTACGAGAGGAAATAGAAAATAGATGGAAGATTTCATTGACTTTAAATGGTTAGATGCTATTTCAATTGGGTTCAATGAGGTAATTGCAAAAAATGCTAAAAAAATTGTTGAAAGATGTGAAAAAACAGTTCATTATTATGGACATCAATGGGTAGCTGATGTAGGTGGTTATAAAGCAATTCTTTTAAAACCTGGTGAAGGTTATGAGTGGCATTTTGATAATATGGATTATGTTAATAAAAAATTAGCATGTCCTCGTCCAAATAGGTATTGGACAGAAATAATTTATCTTACAGATGGTCAGCCTTTTGAAGTAGGTAATTGGAATTCTGAAGGAGAACGAGTAGAACAAACAGATTTTAGTGCTCCTGAACCAACTAAACTATTAGCACGGATATATCCTCAACCTGGAAAAATTGTAATATCACCATGCTTTTTGGTACATAGAATTAAACCATTAGTAACTAAAAATCGGTGGGCTATTGTTACATTTATTGATAATCCAAATTATAGGAATAAAAATAAAAAAATGCTAGAACAAATTTATAAAAGGTATTTTAATGAACATAATAGGAATTAGTGCTTATCATCATGATTCCGCAGCAGCTTATTTAAGTAAAGGATATATTAAAGGAGCTGCACATGAAGAAAGATTTAGTCGTAGAAAATTTGATAATAGATTTCCTGTAAATACTATTAGATGGCTACGACATCAACAAGAACAAGTTGATGCTGTAGTTTTTTATGAAAAAAAAGGTTTTAAAGAAAGACAGGATATTAAGAGAGATATAAAAAAGCTTATTCCAGGAAAATATCCTATTAACTTTGTAGATCATCATGAAGCACATGCTATGAGTTCGATTCTTACTACTGATTGGAATAAATGTGCTGTTATGGTTGTTGATACTGTTGGTAGTAATTATTCAACAAGTTTAGGTGTTTATGAAAATCAAGAAATTAAATGGTTAAAACGTTTTGAATATCCTAATAGTTTAGGTCTTTTTTATTCTACTGCAACAAAACTTTTAGGGTTTAAACCATTAAGTGATGAGTGTAAAATTATGAGTGCTGCTGCTTATGGAGAACCTAAGTGGACAGATTATATCAAAGAAAAAATTTTAAAAACAGAATTAGGAGATTATACTCTTTTACAGGATTTTAGAAGAGGATTAGGAACAGGAATCTTAGATTGGGATATTGCATCAAGTGTTCAAGAAGTATTACAAGAATGTTTACTTAATTTAGCTAGATGGCTATATAAAGAAACAGGATATATTAGATTAGCTTATGCAGGAGGTGTAGCTTTAAATTGTATTGCTAATACATATATTGCAAGATATACTAATTTTGAAGAAATTGCCATACAACCAGCAGCAGGAGATGCTGGTTGTGCATTAGGAGGTGCAGCACTTATTGATAGACCTATTTGGGAAGGACCATTTTTAGGGTATGAAGATAGTTTAAATCAGAATATAGAAGAAATAGCTTATAATATTAGTAACGGAGAAGTAATTTCTATCATACAAGGACGAGCAGAATTTGGGCCGCGCGCATTAGGGAATAGAAGTTTACTTTGTGCGCCAACTGAATCTAATATATCTAAATTAAATAATATTAAGGGACGAATTAACGATATTTGGCGTCCTTATGCTCCTGTTTGTTTAGATTCAGTAGCAGAAGATTTATTTGATATTTATCATCCTTCATATGAAATGCTATTTGTTGCATATACAGAAACATCTAAATTTCATACACATGATGATACAGCTAGATTACAATTAGTAAATTCTTCTCATAATGCTTTTTTAGCAAAAATTTTAGAAATTACTACTAGACAAGGATTTCCTATTCTTATTAATACAAGTTTAAATGCTGCAGGAAAACCTATGGTAAATAGTGTAGATGACTTTAAAAATGAAATCAAAATATAATTATACTTTTGATATGAAAGTAGAAACTCTACCAGAAGGTAGAACTTATTTTACTCCAGATGGTAATTATCCAAGTATAACTACTATTTTAGGTAAAACTGCAAATAATATATGGTTACAAAAATGGAAAGATAAGGTTGGAGAAGAAGAAGCTGCAAGAATATCTAAAAAAGCAACTGATAGAGGAACTTTAGTTCATAAATATGCAGAAAGATATTTTAATAAGGAAGAAATATTTTCTGATTTAGCACAAGAATCTTCTGATGTAATTCAAATGTCTAAAGATTTAATTAAAATTACAGAGTCAGGTGTTGATGAGATTTGGGGACAAGAACAAATTTTATGGAGTAAAAAATATTGGTATGCAGGAAGATGTGATATGGTTGGTATATGGAAAGGTAAACCTTCCATTATAGATTTTAAAACTTCTAAAAAAACCAAGTATATTAAACAGATTAAAGATTATTTTATTCAATGTTGTGGGTATGCTGTTGCTCATAATGAGATGTTTGGAACGGGAATTAGGAATATTGTTATATTAATTACTGTAGATGGAAAAGAACCTCAATGTTTTGAAACTAGTGCAGTTCCTTTTCTTTCTGAATTAAAATTAAGAATAAATCAATATGATACTATATTTCCACCTTTTTAATATGATATGCTGTAAACAAATTCCAATTCCTATTTTATCTATACCTTATAAAAAAATTGTATTTTTACATGATAATTTACAACATTTATTTTCAGCTCGTTATGAAAATAGAACTGCGTGGAAATCTTTTGATTTAATTGTTGATGGTAAGAAAAGTGCATTACTTAAACATTTATCAGAATTAACAGATTGGATAATTTTACTGGAAAAAACAACAGCTATAAATCATATAAAACATATGTATTTAGCAGTTTTAGCTCCATATAATCAAATACCGTGGCACTATGATAGAAGCGATCATAATTTTGATAAATCTTTTATAACTTCTATTCACACTCAAAAAAGTTTTATTGAGTTTGCAAATGATAAAAAATATGTTTATAAACAGGGTTATAGTTATATAATTCGTTCAGGTATAGAACATAAAATTTTTAATTTAAATAACTCTATTAGAATTACATTATGTACAACTCCTAAGGAAAATCCCTATGCTTAATTGGTTTAATGAAATAATTTTTAATATAAAATTTTGGTTTAAAATACGCAAACTAAAAAAACTTGATCCTTTTGTTTATGATTTTGATAATGACAAGAAGGATTAAACTTCAACTTAAAGAGTTTTTTGAGAAAAGACCTTTATCAGATAAAGAGAAACAATTTATAGTAGGTTGCTTAAAGGCACAGATTCGCTATCCTCAACTAACTACAGCACAATGGAGAATTGTGAAAAAAATTGAAAAAAAATATAAGGATAAATAAATGTATGAATATAATTGTAGAATTGTTAAAGTGGTTGATGGTGATACCATTGATGTTGATATTGATCTTGGCTTTGATGTTCTTTTATCTAATCAACGTATTAGACTCAAAGGGATTGATACGCCCGAGTCTCGCACACGGGATTTGGAAGAGAAAAAATTTGGATTGCTCGCCAAACAGATGGTCGAACATTATTGTCCACTTGGACAAATTATCACCCTACGAACGAGTAAAGATGAACGAGGAAAATTTGGTCGCATCCTCGGAGAGTTTATGGTATATCATCAAGCAACGGATAGATATACTTCATTAAATAATATTTTAGTTGATGAAGGATATGCTGTTGCGTATGAAGGACAATCTAAAGATGAAATTAAAGAAGCGCATTTTTTTAATAGAGAAAAATTACGCGGTTTACTGAACGAATAAATAAATGGAAGCAATAATTTTTGGTAGTGGTCCAACAAGAAATTTAATTAAAGAAGTACCTGATAATATATTTACAGTATCTTGTAATTTATCTTTTCCAAACTCCCATTTAATATTTGCACAAGATGAGCCTATCTTAGAAAAAGTTTTAAAGGAAAAAACTCCAGGATTTGAAGATCAATTAGTTTTTACTACTCCAAGAGAATATGAAAAATATTCTTATTCTGGAAGATTAATGTTAGTTGATGAAGATAATCTTTGGCCTAGATCTCAAGGATTATCAACAGGAATCTTGGCCATTGGAATTATACTAAGGCTAGGATTTAGAAAAATATATTTATGTGGTTTTTCATTTGATAAAGGTGGAGGAACTATTGAAAAACTTTTAACGGTAACTAGTAAATTTGATAGACTTTATTGTATAGTAGAAGAGCCATTATTATTAGAGCCTCCAACACCTAATTTTATAACACAGAAAAATTTTTATAAACAATGATTGCTGTTATTTTAAATAATACATTTGATTATCATTATGGATGTAAAAAAGTAATTCAATATTTAATATCTGATTTACAAAATTGTGGTTATACAGATATTACTTTGATTGGGCAGAAAACTAGAGAAATTCAACAAGCAAGAACAAAATGTTATGAAGCAGATTTGGTTGTTTTAAATGGTGAAGGAACCATGCATAGTACTGCTTTTAAAAATCGTGATACGCCAATTGCTTTGCTTGAAAATTTAACTGCTGTAAATCATAAAGGAGTGAAAACTGCTTTAATAAATACTGTTTGGCAAGATATGCAAATAGATGATTCTACTGCCTATGCAATTGAAAACTCATATGTTTCTTGTCGAGAAGTATATTCTTATGAACAACTTAAAATAATTAACTCGGATACTGAAATTCACCTTGATTTAAGTTATTTTGTTGATGTACCCTATATTAAAACAGAACAATTAGATAGAGTTATAGGTAAATTTTTTAAAAGACAGGATTCTGAACAAAAAAATTTAGATATTTTTGAAGAAGATTGGGATACTATTGTTAATAGATTACGTCATGCGTCTTGGTTTGTTACTGGTAGACATCATGAACTTTATGCGGCATGTAAAGCAAGATGCCCTTTTACTGTTTTAAGAGGTAATACTTGGAAAAATGAAGGTTTATTAGCTACTGCTAATGTTGATATTCCTTTTTTTAACTCGTTTTTAAGAGATGAAGAATTTGACTTTGCAATACTAAAATGTCAAAATTTTATAAATGAATATAATAAACTTTTTGATTGGATGGAAAATCAACCAAAATTTACATTAAAAGGAAAAATTAATGAATATTGAAAAATTAAGAAAACAACTTGAAATTGATGAGGGAGTGGTACATGAAATATATCTTGATCACCTTGGCTATCCTACTTTTGGTATCGGTCACTTGGTCCGCGAAGCAGACCCCGAAGCCGGTTGGGACGTGGGAACAGCAGTTGATGCGGCTAGATGTATTAAAGCCTTCGAATCAGATATCGAAACAGTCTTGTCAGACTGCGACAAACTATACGAAAACTTTAACGATCTGCCAGAAGAAGCTCAACAAATAATTGCAAACATGATGTTTAATCTTGGTTATCCTAGACTTTCAAAGTTTAGAGGTATGAAACGAGGTGTTGATGCTGGTGATTGGGAAATTGCCGCAGAAGAAATGGTTGATTCTAGATGGTATCGACAGGTTGGTGCTCGTGCTGAAAGACTTGTAGCTAGGATACGCGCTATTGGTTAATAAAAAGTACAGGAATATAATATGAAAGTTTTTATCACAGCAATGATGCTATGGATTAGTAATCAAACTGGCTATGCAATCCCAGAACATCCAAATATTAGGTATGTAACAACAAATGAAATGAAAGCTTATGCTTATGGTTGTGATGAAGATCCAATTCCTAATAAAAGTAAAGATATTTGTGCCGCAAGAGAAAATTGGGATCTTGATGACTGGTCCGGTTCTAAATCTCCTATAGCTTTATATGATCATAAAGAAAAATTAATTATCCTTAATAAAGATTTTAATATTGAAACTATACATGATCAATCAGTTCTTTTTCATGAATTAGTACATCATCTTCAATCTTATGCTGGAAAGAATTTTGAAAAAAAGTGTAGGGGTGATTTAGAAAAAGAAGCTTATGATTTACAGAATATATGGTTAAAAGAAAAATATAATACTAATGTTTATGATACAATTGGTATTAATGAATTATTTCTTATATTACTTACTAGTTGTGGAAATCCCTATCATATTCCTCCTGATCCAGAGTATCAAAATCAACATTTAGAAAAGTAACTATGGATATATTTACCCTTAATAATATAATAAAAAAAGCATATAAAAATAAAGTAAATGATATAATAGCACAAGCACAGCTTGCAGTAACATCTCAAAAAGAGATACTTATTGCTACGAAAGCTGCTTATGATGAACAAGTTAAACTTGTAGATGATATTAATTTAACTTTTAATTTTTCAGAAGATGAATATTGTATTAATGATTTTTTTCATAATCAAGAATCTATAATTGATGTTGATAAAGAAATAATTAAAGATATATTACCTTCTGATTATATAGATTATACTTCTGAATTATATGATCGTATGGATATAGTAATTACAACCGAAGAAAAAGAACGTGGAATAGTTCCAGGATCTGAACGTCATAATTATAATACAACTGATAGAGTTTATATGCATTGTGGTGTACAATTATTACCCTATCGTGATATTATAGCTAATCATTCAGTTTTGGATATTGGTTGTGGAATGGGGGATTTTTCTTTTTTCTGCGAATATTTAGGAGCATCTAATATTACCGGTATTGATGTACATCAAGAAAATATTGATATTTGTAATAAAATAAAACAATATTATAATTTAAAAACAATTTTTAGTATAATGGATATGAATAAATTAGATATAAATTATTTAGAAAATTTTGATACTGTTATAATATTTGGTGTATTACCTTGGACAAATTGTCATATAGAACTATTTAAAAAAATAAAAGAAGCTAATGTAAAACATTTAATACTTGCACAAATGGTTTATGGATTACCTATATATGATTGTCTTATCAGAGATAAAACATATAATATTAAAGAACCAATGATTGAATTAGTATGGAGAACTAATTACCATTATGGTAGTTATTCAAATACTGATAAAACATTATGCTATAAACCAAATTTAAGTTTTTTTATTGAAGCATTAAAATATACAGGTTGGTATATAGAAAATTGGACTTGGATGAAAAATTGTACGTTAAATCAAAAAAATCCAAATATATCAAAATTTAATCAACGATTTGTTTTTAATTGTATAAATTCGATATGATAGATTTTACTTTTGCCCACCGTAAAGAAGGTTTTGATAATCATATTAATTTATCTATACGAGGATATAATGATTTATTAGATGATGTAGTAAATTTTTCTAGATGTTTTGTTGAAAATGAAACTAATGTAGTTGATATAGGATGTTCAACTGGTAAAATTACAGAACGATTAATTAATTATAATAAAGATTTTTGTAACGGTGCATATTATATTGGTATTGAAATAGCAGATGGATTTTCTGATGTTTTAGATAACCGAAAAAAAGAAATAAATGAGAAATATCCAGCAACTCATGTAGAATTTATAAAAGATAATGTTAAATTTTATAAATTTACAAATTGTTCATTAATTACTTCTATTTTTACATTACAATTTATGTCTAAAAAAGATAGACAACAATCTATAAAAAATATATATAATGGTTTAAATGAAGGAGGAGCATTTATCTTTTCTGAAAAAATAGATTGCAAAAGTTCTCGTATACATGACATGATGGTTTTTAATTATTATGATTTTAAACGAAAAAAATTTAGTGCAGATGATATATTAGATAAAGAAAGAATGCTTCGTCATATGTTAAAACCTAATACATGGGATGAGATAAAAACTATGATATTGTCTTCTGGATTTCAGTCAATACAAATATTTTGGCAAAATCATATTTTTATAGGAGTTATAGCAATAAAATAACTAAGAAAATTTGACAGAATTACTTAATCAGTTTACAATTGCTATATGGGAATGAAATTGGCTGGCGTCCTTCTTATTGTTATAGCAGTAATGGCAGGAGGCTTTTATTTGTATTATAAAGATAGTCAAAAGAAGATCGCGATTCTAACAGAAAATGCGGCTAAGGCTGAACTCGCTGTGGCGACACAGAAAGAAACAATTGTAGCTATGAATGAAAGTATGAATAAACAAGCAGCTCTTGTTGGAAATCTTACTGCTAAACTATCAGATGCTGAGTCAGGTTATAAGAAATTAGCATCTAAATTACGAAGGCATGACTTAGAAGAATTAAGTAGAGCAAAACCAAAAGATATGGAAAGAAGAATAAATAGAGGAACTAAAAGACTTATGCTAGAATTGGAGGAGATAAGTGGTGGTAAAAAAGCTATTTCTTCTAAGTAGTTTTATACTTATACTTTCTGGATGTGATAGTGTTAA